AGCAGGACTCTCAGTTACCACCAGAGCACCATCTGTAACCACCTGAGTCTGCAAGTTAATTGCCCTCATCCCTCTTGGCTCATCCACCGCTCTCCTATAAACCCCCGAATGCACAAACCTACTACCTATCTGCCTATCATCAAACCCACATCCCACAAACGATGGGCATCCACCACTACTATTACTACCTGTATAATGATGCCCATACCTAATCCCACAACTTCCACATACTTCATCCATTATATCCATTCATAAAGTCCCTTCCCCTCGGCCACCATGAAGCCAAGGTCCCACCCTTCACCATTAACCTTGCAACCGTTAACACTGAAGAGTGTGATCCAGGCTCTTTTATAGATCAAACTTCAAGCCATACTTCCTTTCCTGTTCTTCCTTCCTCATCCTTTGTGCCTTTAACAACACCAGCTCTGCAGCTTCATTCCCTATAGCATTGATGGCCATATACTCAAGCTCCCTTATCTCTATCTCCGGCCAGAACTTAACTAATCCATTGAACCATTGCCTTACATCATCCATAATGTCTAGAGATCTCTCTGTAAATGCACCATACTCATTAGTACAGTTCATCCTTCCATCCATTCTCTATCCCAGTTAAACTCATTCTCCATACTACCCATCATAGCCTTCAACGTCTCAAGCACCACACTCTCAGGCAACTCAGACGCCAAAACCACTTCCATCAACTTTGCGTACAACTTAGGGTTCATTTCTTCACCCTCTTCACTTTCTTGGCCTTCGGCTTCGGCTCCTCATGCTTCAGCTGATAGTCAACCAACTTAGCCAAATTCTTATCACTTAGCACTGGCATTCCTCACCTCCCCTCATCCAGCCAATCCCATATTATGCTTATTAGCACATAAGCCACCACACACAACACCACAAGCAGTAATACTACATACCCAACCTCCCACATATTCACACCTCCTTCTTACCAGTTATATTCGGGGTAGCCACAGCGCCATTACACATACTATTACACATACCATCTGTACGTGCTGTACGTGGAAACTTCTATGGCTACCCCTCGTCAGGTAGCTATCCTAACGATCCTAACGCCCACTAAAGCACCAAAGTACTAAAGCGCCCCAAGCACCTCTTCAGCCACTTTGGTATTCTCTTCGTAGTGCTTGATTCCTGCTTCTTGGGGCGTAAAGTACACATCCCACTTCGCTCTATGACCCACAAACACACCTCCTTGCTTCACAGCCTCTGCAACCGCCCCCCTAAAAACATCTTTTCTACAACTATTACACGGATCCACATCACTACAATCCGCATTTTCAACGGCAGCAAGTTCATGCCCTCTCACAGCCATGATCTGATAAAACACCGCCTCAACAGCCATTCCAAGCACCCCCCTGAACGGCTCCGGCGGTTCAGCTTTAGTGTTCATGTTCCTTCTCATCTTGGCCACTATCATGACCAAGGCCCTGACTAAGTACCCTGCTTCATCCACATTCATGCTACTACTATTCTTCTTTGCCATACTTCCTCCATTTATCGTGGTTCATATCTCACTATTACTACTACTACTACCTAAGCACAGTTCAACGTTAAGGACGGTCCAAAGTGGGTCATTTCACCCAACCTTCACCTGCCACTAAACACCCTCTAACTACACACGTACAAAAAAAGGGAGCCCGAAGGCTCCCATTTCTCTCTGCAACTCATTTGTTTGCCATCTTTGCAGCCACCATCTCCGCAAGCATATTCATATCAAAACCACTCTGAGACCTCTTTGCAGAGGCATTCTTAACCGTCGCCGTTGCCATGATTTTGACACTCTTTCCGTCTACTTCCAAGGTAGTCAATTCATTAGTGTAACCCACGATGAATGACTTTTCGGTACTTGAGAGTCTAGGTGACTCCACTGGGAACGTAACCTGAAAATGCTTCACTCCACCTATATCAATGATCTTAGCAGCCATATTCCTATCTCCTATTCTAGATATGCTAATTCCTATTACCTATAGCACTATGCATATGGTATACGGAATTCGTCCTCATAAATGCTTCGCTGAAACTAACACGCAACTATTCCGCTAAATGGCTGCCAAATATGACTTTGCAGGTATTGGGTGAAACCGCTTTTCACTATTATTCTACACGGCTCTATCTTCTGATGGCTCAGCGACTTCCAGCTATTATGATATCGGGTTTCACTTTCACTGGTGAAACAAAGGTGAAATTGAACTTCAATTATCCTGGGGGAGGGGGAGGGGAGCTCTGCGCTGAGCGCTTGACTTCCCTCAACTAATAAAAAAATTATCACAAAAAGGTTGACATATGGCTGAACTGCTATTATGCTTATTGGTGTGGTTGCTGATGACCTTGGCTACTGATGCCACAGTAGCTGGTACAGCTTGCCACCACACTAAATCACCTTAAAGGAGCTAACTATGAACGATGAGGAGTTTACAGAAGATCAGCTTAAAGAGTTAATGCACAAAAAGCAGGGAGATAAGAGCTACACCCAGTTTGCTAGGGATATTGGCTGCTCTACTGCTTATATCTGTGATGTCTACGCTGGTAACCGGGGGGCTGGTCCACGGATTCTTAACTACCTTGGACTAGAAAAGAAAGTAACCTACAGAAAGTGGAGGAAAGAAGATGAGTAAAAAGAGTGAAGGAAATATGAAAGGTGAACAAAAGGTGAAAGTGTTGGTGCAGTTCATCCAGGACAGGTCTGGATCCATGGTCACAACGTGGTCAGAGGTTCTGAGCGGCTACAAAGTGTTCGTAGACGGTATGAAGAAAGGAGACGACGCAGACAAGGTAGAGTACCTGTTTACTCTCACCACATTCGACACCTTGATCGAAACTCCCATTAAAGAAAGGCCCATTACAGAGGTAACTGGGTCTGAGTTGGTTAATTATCCTCCACGGGGCTCCACGGCACTCTACGACGCTGTCGGCAAAACTCTGGAATCCACAAACTTCCAAGCAGACAAGTACATTTGTGTGATCGTCACCGATGGCCAGGAGAACTCCAGTCGTGAATGGTCCAAAGATGCCCTCCATGCTGCCATAGATGCCAAGATCAAGCTTGGAAACTGGACTTTTACTTACCTTGGGACCCAGCCTGAAACCTGGGACGACGCCACTTCCATCGGAGTAGGAGTAGGGGCTACCGTGACTTATGACCCTACCAAATCTCACGACACTTATGCTTACATGAGTAACACACTCAAGAACTTTGCCTCCTCCTCTGTCATGGCATCAGCATGTCTCATGACTGATGCCAGGTTCAATAAGGTAGAGGATCAGCAAAAGATCGGCATGAGAACTCGTGGAGCAGCGGCCTCAAATTGCCAAGCAACCCCTCCAACCAAGGCAGAATCGCCAAAGAAGTCGTCAAAATCCTGGCGATAGGCACCTTCTAACCAAAAATAGTCACTAGTGAAAGGGCCACTCCAAAAAGGTGGCCCTTTTTGCACTTAGGAGGTCTAGTTCAGTGGTGCGTGAAGAAAAAGCTTGACTTACAGTAGTGAAGGGTGGCATTTTGATGAAAACAGGTTACCAAACAAGAGAGTGGAGGCTCCCGGAATGACAGACGACGAATTCCCTACCCAAACAGATCAGGCTCTTTCAATAATTGAAGCAGAACTCGAAGGCAAGCACCGACAGCGTCCAAAGCACGCTTCCCACAAGGAAGTTCACCCCCTCACAGCCAAAGAGGAGGCAGGTAGGAGAGGTAAGTCGTCAAAGGCCAAGAAGTACGATGGCAGGACCTTCTCCAAAAACGCTGTGGTCAGCAGGCAGAAAGTGCGGGAAGCCCTCGACTCCTTCTACAAAGAAGTCAAACTCCCCGAACTAAAGCAGGCTCTTTCAATCAGCAACGATCCCCGCTACAACATGCTGCTGGCTGCCATCAACAACCCCCGCTTCAACGGATGCTCATTCGCAGAACTCTGCAGAAAATGCCGCATGTCTATACAGGACGTAGTAGAGGTATGGCGCAACCACTTGAAGACCCAAGGCATCGTGCGCATGATGGGCCACATGCCGGATTTAATGGAAGACGTGGCTGTGGACGGCAAATCAAAGGTAGTTACCTGCGACCTCTGCCAGGGCAAGGGCAGGCTCACCGGACAGGAAGTAAACAAGATCAAAGATCCTATCTGCCCGTCATGCCACGGTGATGGCTCCATACGCATCAACGGAGACAAGGACGCACGGTTGCTGGCATTTGAGACGGTGGGACTTCGCAAGAGCGGAGGCATCAACAACGTCAACGTCATGAACTTCAACAAGGGTGTGCCGTCTATGGAAGACCAGATCTCCAACATAGACAACGTATTCGACATTCCACGGGACGACATTAAAGAGGAGGTTATCGATGAAGGGACTATCAGCAATAATAATCCAGGAAATGAGACAGGACCTGGCATTATTGAAGGAACAGGTAAGGACCTTGGAACTCAGGCTGAATCAGCACACGCCGACCTCTCCACCCCAAACAGACAGGACACCGACTATAAGCCGGATCCCACAGACTACTCATCCTAGCCCTGAGGTTGATGAAGGCCAAATTGAAATATCCTACACCGATCCACAGCAGCAATTCATAGAAGAAATGCGTGAACGGCTGGGATTTATGACCGACAAGGAACTAAGAGAGGTTTAAGATGGAAGACGAAAAGGTTGATGACTATTTACAGTTTGACGATTCTCTATTACCTCCATTCTGGTGGGAATCCATATAATGTACAGCCCAAGAGTAGTCCAGTGGCGCATTGAAGCAATAGAACGCGCACTTCGCATCAAGGTGAACCAACGCTCACCCAAAGAAGTGGATGAGTTCAGGCATCGACTTGAAGCGTTGATGGATGACAAGGGTCAACTCTCCAGGGGCCTGATGCAGGAAGAAGTAAACTTCATCCGTGACGAACGGATCCTGGTTAAGTGCAGCTTCAGGTACTGGGCAGATAGATACAGTACTATGCAGAAGGACGGTTCAGTTGGGGGAGGCGTCGGCAGGGTAAAGTTCTGGGCCTCCCAAGAACTGGCACTGGAGAAGATCAGCAGTATAGAAGAAGAACAGTGGGATGCACATCTCAAAGGAAATGTAGTAGACGGTATCTGTGTAGTAATGCACAAATCGCGGCAATTGGGCGCTACGGCCCTTAGCAGAATCATACTCTGCCACCGCTTAACCCTCTACCGTCACATGCGTGGAATGGCAGCCTCTATCGACGATGATAAAATAATGGAGCTTTATGATAGAGACAAACTCTGCATCGACAATCTGCCATTCTACCTCCGCCCTGAAATCGGCTACGACGTTAAGGCAGAACACCTTTACTTCAACAAGCTGGACTCAAGGATTCTGTACCAGCAGTCACGTCAGCAATCAGGTCTTGGACAAGGACGGCAGTTTGATCTGGCACATCTTACTGAATGTGCCTTCTGGCCTTATCCAAACATGATAGAACTGGACTTCTTCCCCACTTTACCACTAGGCATCAACACCCTATGTATCCTGGAGTCCACCGCAAACGGTCTGGGAGGCTGGTGGTACGACTTCACCGAAGACGTCCGCAAGGGTCTCCAGCGCAGATGGCGTTACATATTCGCCCCATGGTACATCGAGTCCCGTAAAAACAGGGCAACACCCCCCGCTGAATGGAACCCTACCGACATAACCATGCAACACGCACGCAAGGTATATGAAACCTCCAGACAGTTCACAGGCCGAGATGTTCTACTCGAAAAAGAGCAACTATACTGGTATGAAACAGAACGTGCTGCAGCCCTCCGGCGTGGCAAACTTAACCTCTTCCTCACAAATTACTGTGCCACCCCCGAGGAAAGTTTCCAACACACAGGGTCGAGCCAGTTCAGCGTGGAGACCTTGGAATACATCCGCACAAACACCATTAACCCACACTACTACGAAGTGACGGTGAGGCAATGAACACTGATAAATTAGATATGCTATATGCAGAGGCAGTCAAGGAAATGATACTTAGAGACTTGGATTTAGTACTTATGCACAACAGTGACTTGGATGCACTGCGTAGCTCAGAGCCTATCAGTGGTGGAGCAGACATTAGGTGCCCTTTTACATACGAGGATGAAGCGTGAGCCCACTAGAATTCTCAGGCATTTACCGCATAGGCAACGAAGGTATACTGGAGACCACAGATGCCCCACAGGACCAGGATCCTCGTGGCCTGGTACTATGCATGGAACCTCCTTCAGCTCGTGAAACCTACGTCATGGGCATTGACCCCACGGTAGGTATAGTAACCTGGGATCGTCAACTTCGCACCCGTGACGATCTCCGAACCGACAACGGAGCCATTGAGATACTAAGAGTAGGGCGCAACGACAATCCCGATGTACAGGTATGTGAGTACGCAGCCCCAATAGACCCAGAGGACCTAGCTGACGTTGCAAATATCCTAGGTCGCCTATACGGTGGCAACGACGACATGGGCCAATGTCTCTGCATCATAGAAGTCTATCCAGGCCCAGGTCTCCTGACACAACGCAAGATGCTTAACAGCCTCGGCTACAGCAACATGTTCGTCTGGAAGTACCTAGACTCCATGTCAGTGAAGCTCACAACCTCACTCGGGTGGCAATCTTCACCGAAGTCAGTTCGTGACCTCTGGATACGTGGAACCCGTCACATCACCAAGAAGCAAATCAGGATACTATCTCCCTACCTTGGAGAAGAACTGGCCCACTGTGAAGCCGACGAACTGAAGATGACTGCAAAGGCCAGCAGTGGCAAACACGATGATAGAGTAAGAGCAATCCTCATGGCCATCTGGGCAGCCCACGACTGGTCCTTCCAAGTAGAAACCCAGAAAGTAGAAGTCTCAACCACCAAGCAACCTGATTGGCAACGCTCCGACATCAGCTATGATAAAATGCTCGATGCTTGGGCCGACAGGTTCGCAGAACTGCAGGAGGAACAATGACAGACACACGCTGGTGCCGTGACAACGACCCCGACTCCGAAGGCTACTACCACATCTGGCCCCTGGACGACAAAAAAGAGCACATCACAGAAGGGACCAAATGCTGGTGTTCTCCCCTGATCGATGAACCGGAAAAACTGGTTAATCACAACAGAAC